ATTCTTTTTTTCTTCCTTGACATCTGATCTCCATTCTTCCATATATTTTATAGAAAATGTTCTATCAATGTTATATTTTGAACCCGATGATTTATCTTTTCTTTGTATAGGTTTAATAGCATCCTCGATATAATATCTTAAAATACTTTCAAACTTATCAACCTTTCCCTTTTTTTTACCTTTACCAAACCATTTTTCAATGTAAGAGTATTCAGAATGATGCATGAGAGCAACAATGTTTCTTTTATTTGGGTCATCTTTTACAGCTTTTAGAGTGGATAATAGACCTGATTTCCAACCTGCTGTGGCGATAGTTATAACAATTGTATCACCATCACTTTCTAACTCTTTCTTTTTATTTTGCAATTCATTCCAATTATCCTTGTGAGCCTTATCATTTATATAATGAATAAAAGTTTTGTTATCTCTTTTTTCTTCTCTCTCTTGTTTTATGTTAGACTCAACCATATCAAGGATTCTATTAGCAGTTTTTGTATGAAATCCATAATCTTCCTTTAAACAATCAATATTAGTTTTTGATCTAATATCAATATTATGATCTGTTTTTCTTGATTTTATTTCTTTTGCTGCGTCTTCCTTTTTAATTTCATCTTTTATAGTTTTTGATTTTCTATTTCTTAAATTTCCAATATGTCTAGCATCCTCTTCAGTAATTCCATATTTTTTAATTACCGATTCAGGAACACGCAACTCTTTCATATAATCCAATTTTGCGTTTATACCTGCTTTAATTGTGCAATTACCATCACCCACCCTATCTTTTTTATGTGGGTCACTTTTTAATTCAAAATTTTCCCACACTAAAATATACTCGGCTCCCATTCCATCACCTTTATCCTCCATGTAACCTTGTATTTCTTTAATGTGCTTTTTATCTTCCTCTAATCTAGTTTGTATAGAAGATAGTGAACCTAATCTTGATGATTTACTGAATAATGGTATTAGTTCACTCCACAAACCCATAGACTCAAGTTCTTCTTTTGAGTAACATGTTCCATCATCCTTGATTGGCCTTCTGAGTTTTTCATTGAATTTTTCAACTTGTTCTACAAATGCTTTATTTTGTTCTCTATTTCTAGGATCTTTAAATCCTGTTGGTGCCACACTTTTGTTAAAAAATAAAGGATTTTTAATCACATTATTTTCTTTTTGCAATTTACTTTCTAAATTTTGCATGTCTTGTTTTACTCCATAATCAATTAGTGTTAAAGATAAGGGTATACCTGTTTGAAAAAGTTTTTTAAATTTGTCACAGGTAGAACTATTAAAATATCTTCCATCAAAAATTTCCTCATCATCTTGCAAATGATGATACCCAAGATACTTATCTCCTCTATATAATCCCTTTAAAACCTCAAACTCATATACAATAGAATCGTATGAATTTCTATCAACACCATCTACTTTTGTTTTATCTATTTTTACAATAGAATCAGGTTTTAACATATATGATCGCTCTCTAATCTGTTGCCTAAGATTCTTTTCATCAAATTCAAAGATACTTGTTGCGGTCTGTGTTTCCATCCATACCAATTTGTTTTCTTTCCAATATTATACGGTGGATTCTTTCCTTTGTCAAGGTATTGATTTGCAGTGCAATCATAGATCCTTTCACCATCCTGTAACCACCAATGTTTCTCTCCACGATAATCTTCACCACTCATTGACACTAACTTATCAGTATCAATCAGATAATACAAGGCTTGAGAAGAATGATAACAATGACCATAATATTTGTTAGTTAATACATCACTAGGATACATTAACGACTTTCTTCCTTTAAGTAAATCTGGGGTAAGATTGTCTTGAATTTTTTTGATTACAAATTCAATTTCATCATACGGATAAGGTTCAAAGGTAAGTGTTCTTGTTTCAAAAATTCTCTTACCATCGTACCTATTCCTTTCAACAGTTTTCATTTCTCATCCATGTCTGGTAGATTAAAAATAGTTAACCAAGCAATTGATAAAACAATTATTAAAAACACTCTAATTGAACTAGGGGAAGTGTCAATCATCTTGCTCCTACCCTTGGTTCACTGTCTGGTACTTCATGGGGATCCATTTTTCCTTTTGGTAAGTAAGCAAGCTCACGCATAGCCCTAACTGAGGGATCAGTTGTAACATTAGTGGGCAGTCGTCCAAGAGCGACATTATCATAGTTAAGTTGATGTCTGTCAAAAACTGAAAGTTCATATTCCTCCGTCATTGATAGACAGTTCGTAGGACAGTATTCTACACAATTTCCACAGAATATGCAAGCTCCGAAGTCTATCGAATAATTTCTAAGTTCTTTTTTCTTTGTCTGTTTGTTCATCACCCAATCGACCACTGGGAGATTTATTGGGCATACACGAACACATACTTCACAAGCAATACATTTATCAAACTCGTAATGAATACGGCCTCGATAACGCTCAGAAGGGATAAGTTTTTCATAAGGATACTGTATGGTTACAGGTCTTCTTCGCATATGATCAAAAGTTACTTCTAACCCTTGCAACATATACTTTGCAGTGTCTTTAATTTCTTTTAGATAATTAAAGATCGCTTTCATTTCTTTGTTGGATCTGGAAGAATAAATGGTGGTGCATCATTACAAGAAGATGGGCCATACTGTTCATACTCTCTATACCCACCCATCTTACCATTGGTTTTCATTAATGCAGATGTAAATGCAAGAAGAAGAAATATTGTTGGAGCACCTATAATAAGTGCTGCGCCAAAAATATAACCAATAAGAAACTCAGGTATTGAATGATTACCTAAGAACTCATGATTGTTTAATAAAAAATTAATCATTGCATTGGATGAAATAAAAGATCTGGAAAGAAGTAATTAAACTCTATGAGTATGACTGCTGTAAGAGTCAACCATATAGTTGCTACTACTGGAGCAGACCTAAACCATTTTGTATAAAAGATTTTAAATAGATTTTTCATCGTTGGACATCATGAGCACAACCATCACCATTATAATCATCACTATCATAGTAACCACCTTTAGTTCCAAAGAACAATGATAGTCCTACAAACGGTAATGCTGCAAAGATTAATATAATTTCTAAAGTCAATCCCTTTGCCTCCAATCATCAGATCGTTCTTGATGAAACCAGTCTACCACATCTTGTGGATCTCCGAAACCCCTACGATGATTGCTTGAATCGGGGTCTCCTATATCCAAGCTATTAAGAAAAGACTCGTTAGGATTAGTGCTCATCCTACGAGCCTTATTTAGCATACCCCTTGCAGAGGTATTCGCTTTTGCTAATTTGTTTGCCCAAATCATATCAGTGAGACTGACTTCAGTTCCAGAAGCAATATCTTTACAGATAGCTTCAAGTCTCAAACGATATTCAGTTGATAACATAAGTATCCTATTTTATAGTGTCCAAAATATTTATTGTCGGTGACCAACCAAGTTTTTTTAATTCTGTGATATCAGCACATGTGATATCTCTTTCTCCGGGAGTATCTTCTTTAATAGGAAGATGACCCATACCCATCTTAGTGGCCAATTCAATCACTGATATAGGATTTGCTGTACCAACATCTAAGACACCAGTATAATCACTTTCTGCTAGAACTGCGATTGCTGAAACAATATCATGAACATGAATCCAATCTCTCTTATGTCGTGTTAGATATGTTGCAGTTCTATCTTCTAACATTCTATACAACATATCTTGTCTACTCACTTTCTCTGCATACACGTTAAAGAATCGCATACCTACGCTGTTAGGTGGTGCTTGTATTTCGTTCACTTTCTTTGTGATACCATATGCATTTATCCACCACTCATATACAGATGCAGAACTTGCATATAAACATCTAACATTATTATCTCTACAATACTCAAATATAGGTTTTGACTTGACTACATTATTTTCCCAAAATGCATCAGGATTTGCAATTGCTTCTCTGATAGCAGCATTTGCTGCTAGATGAACCACTAAATCATACTTCTTTTTTGTTTTAAAATTACCAATATCATTTGGTATATCAAAACCATCAACATCATGTCCTTGAGCCACAAAATACTGATAAACATGACTTCCAATAAAACCAAGATGTCCAGTAACTAAAATTTTCTTACGAGAAAAACCAACATTATCAATATCTGGTTTTGAATTTGGAATTGTAAAAGGAGTGTTTAGTTTCATTGTGCCCCCATGTCATTGAAAAATAATTTATCAGACCATGCTTTATCATCTATAAAATAATCTGCATGTGGTTTACCCATGATTAATTCATGATATTTAACTCCCCATTCTTTAAGTTGATTTTGAGTCAACTCAAATAGAACTCCTTCTGCTTTTACAGATGCAATGGAATGAGGTTCATCAGAGAATCTACCCATAGCTCTTGCAGTAAAGTAGATAATGTAATGACCTTCATCATAAAGTTTGTTTAGAACCTTAATTCTATCATACCAAGGTTGTGCTTTGTGGTAGTCTCTACCAATTGTTGGGGTACATATTGTACCATCGATGTCTATACAATATCTCATGATACTATTCTACTGAATCCACGAACTTTGTCAAACTTAATCATATTCTCAAACTTATCATGTAAGTCTGATTTGTGCGATATTACAAAGATGTTTGCATCTTTAATTATAAAACGAATAATCTTCATAAATTCATCCACACCAAAACCATCAAGAGAACTGTCAAATACTTCATCCATAATTAATAGATTTGTATTGACAGAGTTCTTTACTCTGGCCACTTCTCTCCATGTAAATAGAAGTGCTAAATCAATTCTCATCTTTTCACCTTCACTAAATGAAGCATATGAAAAATCTTCATGAATCGGTGACTCTATAGTTTCACTAAACTCTTCATTCAATTTAAAATTGATATAGAAGTCCATCATCTGCAAGTAACGATTTACTTGCTGATTAATTAATGGCAAATATTTTTTGATTATCTTCGTCTTAACACCATCATCTTTAAGAAGTGAATATGCAAAATCATGATGTACAATATCCTGATTCTTCTCAGATGACTCATCTATAGTTTTTTGAAGATTCTCCTTAAACTCTGCTAGTTTCTCATGCTCAATATTTCTGTTTTTAAGTTGCTCGGTAAATTTTTGTACTTCCGATTCCAAATCTCTGATCTGTCGTTGGCATCCAGAAATTCGAGTATTGTTTTGAGAAATGTCATTGTTGAGTTTAGAAATCTCCTTTGTGAGTGTGGTAAACTGATGCTCTCGGTTTTCTTCGTTTTTAATTGCCTCTTCTAGTTCCTTATAACCAGATTGCAACTCCTTTGCTTTATCTTGAGCATCAGCAATTCTATTTAACCTAAACGATTCTTCTATATCCTGATCACATGTAGGACATACCGTATTGTCTGTGAAAAACTTATGTTCTTTGGTAATAGTAGATACTTTATTAGATATTTTACCTTTCAAATTATTTAATTTTCTTAACTTTTTATCTGCACCTGCAACTCCTTCTTGCTGCTTAGATAAGTCAAAAACTTCATTTCCTAGCTCTCCATTAATTAATACATAATTATCAGTTTCAGAAAATAATTCTGTAATCTTTTCTTTCTTCTCTTTAATATCTTCTTTACTACGATTCTCTATTTCCTTGATAAACTTAGACTGCATTTGTATTTTGTCAGTTAAAGTTTCCTTCTTTAGATTAAGTGATCTAATTTTTTCTTTCTTCTCTCTTATACTTTCTTTTAAAAGATTATTCATATACGAGAAGATACGAATATCTAAAAGATCTTCAATCACATCTCTTCTATTAGGTGCACTCAGTTGCATGAAAGGAACAAACGTGCTACTACCCAATATGATTATTTGAGTGAATGACTTGTAATTTACTTTCAGTATATTCTCTTCAAGTATCCTCTGATTTGATCGGTCATCAGCCTCACGATGCAATGCTGTACCATTTACTTCAA